ACGGCGGCTCCTGCGACGTCACCGGCCGTGCGAAATAGGTGGTTGAACCCAACCCGCTCTCTTCCGTAGGTGCGAACCTTCCAGAAGAGATAACCACTAGACGGGCAAATTCAGTGTCGAGGGTGACGACGTTGCTGTTGTTGGTGAACTGAAGTCCGTAAGCCATCAGCTCCACCTCATAACAATCAATCTCATTGTGCCTGAGGAGGTGAAGCTCGCGGCATAAGTGCGGGTGTGGTTATACACGCGCACCACACCATCAAGCATTTCCGTCTCGAACTGCAGCTGGCTGCTGGCGTAGGCGCCGTTGGGGATAACAAAGGCCGTTCCGTTGCCAGGGCCAACGCCAGGCACCGCAAAATCCTGACTTCCCTTGTTCGCTCCTAATGCAAATGTCACCAGTGTCGACAGTGCAACTCGGATGGTGAAGGAGTTTTCGTCAATCTGAAGGGCGCCATCGGCCCCCCAGATCCGCATACCGTAAGCCATTTATCACCCCAAATAACCGAGACGAACGCGTAAAACATTGTTCGCGTCGTAGACCGAAACGTTGAGAGAGTTGATCACCAGCCGCCCCTGACCGGGAACAATGCCGTTAATCTCCAGCGTTCCGTCCTTGTTGAGGATCCAGCCTTGTTGACCGGCGATGTAGTTGGTGGAGCTGATGTAGCTACCGATTTTCGCGTTGGTGACTGTTCCATCTTGAATAAACGCGGAATTCATAAAGACCTGCCCGCCCTGCACTGCAAACGGAACAGACACCGCGCCGCCAGCAATCGTGTTGACGATGGCGAAGCGGTCAGCGCTCACCAGGAACTGGCTTTGCAATCCGGCTGGAGTGTTTTCAATTCCAAGCCCAATACCTGCTGCGATGTACTGTCCGGTGGAGGTGCTGTATTGCATCTTTACTGACCAGGTTGCAGCCAGCCTGCCGGTCACATCGTTGATGATTGAGGCGTTGGTCTCGATCATCGTCTTCTGCTGGCCTATCTGCGTACCTTGATTGCCAACAGTCGTGCCGAGCTGGGTTAATTGCTGCGCCGTGGCCTGCTGGTTGGTAACGACCACCTGTTCAAGCTCGGTGATGTTGGCTGCGTTCTCTCCAATCTTTGCGTCGAACGTAGTTATGCGCCGCGCCATTGCCTCGTTCTCGGAGGCGCGCACCTTCGACTCTGAAGCAAGCGACGCCGTACTCTTGTAGCTTTTGACCGCATCCGCGAGATCGCCAGCCCCATCATCGTCTCGATAGGAGGCGCGGAGGGTTTCGAACGCGGTGGCCTGCGCGGTGATCACGCCGTCGAGCTCCGTGATTTCGACGGTATTGGTAGCCACCTGCTGAGCAAGTCCGTTCACCGTCTCCACGGTCTGGCCAACGTCCAGCCAATAGAGCGGATTTGGCGGTGGTGTGTTGGCCGGCACCGGGCCGGTTGCCTGATAGATGCGCTTGCCCTGAACGACCAGGTCGTACTCAACGTACGCTGCATCGGGGTCGTACCCCTTCAGTCCGTCGAGTGCATCGATCTGCGCCTGCAATCCCGGGATCTTTTCGATCTCAGCCAGCAAATCCTCACCGAGTTCCGTCTCGGTAATCTGGCCCTTGATCATTTCCAGAATGTCACTGGCGTTCGAGCTGGACTGGCCCTGCACTCCCAAGCCAATCGGATACCAAGGCCCGATGTTTCCGATCTTGTCGACGATGCGGCCCCAGAAGTACAAGGTCACACCGGCGGCCAGGCCGAGCATCGAGAAATCGCTTTGCGGATAGGACAAGTCCGTCAGCTTGGTCGCTGCATCCAGGCTGGTTGTCGGCCCGTACCAGATTTCCGTCCGCTGGCTGTCTTCCGCACCAGCCGGGAAGCCCCACTTCAGATAGATGCCGAACAACAGTGGCGTGGCAGTCAGGTAGCTGAGAGCCGGCGGTAGTCCGTTCTTCCCTTTTAGGTTGGTCAGGATCGAGTTGCGCCACTGCGACGAGATATCGTAAGCGCTCACCGCGCGCACGCGAGCAACGTAGGCGCCAGCGTATATGCCAACGACGTCGACGTTGGTCATGCCGGTGCGCTGCACCTTGATCCAGTTGCCGCTGTCCTTGCGCCACTCCACGTCATAGCCGACCGCGCCATCCACAGCGGGCCAACTGATCGTCATGGTGGCCACGGCCAGACCTTGAACCACAGACGACGTCGACGCGAGGGCAACGCTGGCCGGTGCCGGTACCACGGTGATCGGAATGACGCTGATCGGACGTTCTTCCAGCCGCGCGCCCGTGTCGATATAAGCGAACTTGCTCGGCTCGAACTGCAGCGCGCTGATCTCGAAATCGCCTTCGGTTGTGCGCTTGGTGCGCAGCACTCGATACAGCGGAATCGCAAGATCATCGGCATCCAAGGCCCATTGAAGTTGCGCGATCGGAGGTTCGCTGTAGGCGACCGTCACCGTCACCGCGCGGCCGTTGACGCTCTGCACGGTGCGACCTTCGGCGCGGCCGCCGGGCAGGTTGATGATCAGTCGATCACCGGCCTTGGCCTGGGTGTCACGATCGAGCGTAATCACCCTGCCGGCCGCCTTCGAGATTCGGCCGCCGACTTCACGCCCCGCGAGCAATGAATCGGCCACAGGGATGATGTGTCCAGGCAGCGGGATGACGCCTTCCATACCGGTCTTGAACGACACGGTGCGGTCTTGGTTGTTGCTGAGGATTGCCCACTTGCCGCGGCGCTGCGCTTCGGAGGCGCGCGTGCAGCCAATGGCGCTCAGCTCAGTCGGCCGATCACCATAGCGACGTTGCAGATCAAGATCGGCAAACGGAATGACGTCGGTGTCGTAGTTGTTCGCGGGGTTGTCGTAGCTGACCAGCGCTCGGGTGTAACGGGTTTTCGCCGAGGCGCTGCCGTAGGAGAACTTGCCGTCGATGACGTTCGAGCGGGTGAAGACGTAATCGATGTCCTGCGCGCGTGGCATGTCGGCCTGCATCACCAACTGGCCTTGCGCCCAATACGTCATGCCTCGGTAGATCGCCGAGATATCGCGCAGCAGCGACCAGGCATCGGCCTTGCCTTGCAGGTTCATATCGCAAAGAAAACGCGGCTCGGTACCGCCAAGGCCGTTCGGCACCAACTGATCGCAGTACTGAGCGATCCGGTACAGCTCCCACTTGTCGACCATGAACGGCTTGATGCGTTTGCCCAAACCGAAACGGTCTTCAGTGCACACCCCGTAGGTGATCCACGCGGCGTTATTCGTCCACGCCGACTTCATCGAGCCGTCCCATGTGCCGGTGTACGTGCGCTGCACGGGATCGTAATTGCTCGGCACCATCCAACGGCGTGCCTTGCACTTCACGGTCACGGCCGGAATGTTGGTGAACTGCTCGGCATCGAACTCGATGTAGAGCAGCGCGGTGTTCGGGTAGCGCAGCTTGGCGTCGATCACTTCGGTGTAACCGGCGACCAGCATGGTGTCAGCGATCTTGTTGCTGTTCTGGTTCGGCGTCAGGCGGCGCACTCGGATCTGCCAGCCCGTTGTTGCTTCGGGCAGATCGATACGGCGCGAGCGCTCATAGCGCGTGGTGGTCTTGCCGTCGACCGCGTCCACCAGCACTTGCTGATAGGCGCCGCCATCGGTGGCCACGTCGATTGCGTATTCGATGCGGTATCCACCAACGTTGCCTTCGTCATCTGCCCGTTGCAGCGCCGGCCACGCCAAACGCATGCGCACCGCCGATAGCTGAGTGTTGCTGATCGAGCGCACCCACGCCGCATCGCTGCGCAGTTCGATGTTCAGCGATGTCTCGTTCTCCACGGACGGTATGCCCGGGATGTAAGTTTGATCCACGGAGCCCGGGCGCCAATCCCACTTCACGTTCGGGAAGTTGTAGTTGCCGCTGGCATCGCGGATCGGCGTGTTGTCCAGGTAGATGTCGTAGTCGGTTGGGATCCCGTCGAACTCACCCTCACCCACCGCGATCAGCAGCTTCGCCAAGTTGGTCGAGCGCAGACTGTCGCTGGCTTCGACCGGAGACTTCGGCTTGCTGCTGCCGCCCTTTTCGCCGTGGATCTCGATCTGTTCTGCTGCGCCCATGTTTTCCTCCAGGCATAAAAAAACCGCCTCTCGGGCGGCTGTCGTGCTGCTGTCTGCTTACACCTTGTCTTCAGCCATGATTGAGGCCGAAATGATCATCCCGCCCCACCGGCGCTCGCCGATGCAGATCGGTACCGGGTTGCCGCTGGCCGTGGTGTTCTTGGCGCTGCCGAAGGCGTAGGACGGTGAGTTTTCTGGGGAGGCGCTCTGCTTGAGTCCCGTAGCTTGAGGGCTTAAAAGTTGTACGACACCGCCGATAGTCAGACCCACACCTGCGGAAAAAAGACTTGGCCCAGCTCCGCCAGCAAAAAAAGAAGCCGCAATCAAAACCACGCCAATAATTGTTTGAAGTACACCCGCTCGCTTACTACCGGAGATTATCGGGACAATCCGAATTTCCTCGGTTCCTCCCAATGCAAAATCCTTCTCGCCCACATTTTTTCGATTACGGAAAATCGCAAAACGCATACCACGTAAATCTAAATCTTTGATTGCTTGTTCAAAACCATCGAGCGTGCACTTCAAAGCCTTAAAGGCTTCGCCAACTGATTTGCTTCCGAGCTCTCGGTAATGCACCCGCCCGAACCTTCTCGCTAGTGGCCCAGACAATAAAATGGTTGTCATTGAATTCGACCTTGCCGTAGCCACCATGGGTTTTCTCCTCACGAAAAAAAACCGCCAATCGGCGGTTTCTTTTAAATTAATCTGTTTACAAGCATTCGCGAACGGCAGCCTCCAGTGCCCCCCGCCCCCACATTTTCGACCATGGCATACGTTGAAACAGAGCTACCTTGCTTCCCGAGTCAGTAGCAGTCACCTCAAGCACTTCATCAGCCATCAAGTCAGTGGCCACAACAAGACGATATCCATTCTCGGTTTCCGACATAGTGGAATTTGGACGTTGATCCTGCCAGCGGGGGAAAACGCACTGAGCGTATTTCTTGGCCGCTTTATTGGTCGATGCGCTGATAGTCGGCTCATTCTTTTTGATGTCTCCGGGGGACGAGCATCCCGCCAACAGCGCTACCGCCAACGCTCCTACGATCAATTTCATGCAGGTCACTCCTGTGGAAAAGGTTGCACGATATCACTCACACCCGTTACTTCGAATCCCAGCGTGTAATGGAGCTCTTCACGGACTTATCCGGCTGGACGCATGCGCCCAACCGCATTGGTGGGATCTGACTTGGTGGCAGTGGACTGACTTTATGAGCGATCGTCCGGCAACCCTTAAATTTTCCGCCTGCCACTATCGCGAGGAAGTACGCCTCGTAGTCCGCACCAGGCTCGGGAATAAATGTAAGAGCCGGAGGCATGCAAAACGCGCCGCCTATATTTTTTATGTCTACAACGAAGGGCTTGCCTGCGAGCACTACCACCTCCGAATATTTTTCATTCGGAGCCGTTCCGTCCGAAAGTCGCCAAGAGCTGGGCATGCCAATACTGAGTTTGGAGTAGTGCTGAACACGTTGCAAATGCGCGTTGGGGCCAGGTCTATTTAGAGGTTTCACCGGTAATTCTTTACTCAATTCTTCGCAAGAATACCCGGTGCTATAACTCGCTTCTAATGAAGGAGACCCTGTGTAAATGCGCACTCTTGCCATAGTTACAGGATCGTAATCCACCTTCACAAATTCGACTGGTTGAGGTGGCGGAGCTGGCGGGGAATTGTGGGAGCTGCACGCTTGAAGGATCAGCGAAGCACACAAGAGTATCTTTTTCACATTTCGTCCTTGACTGGAATCTAAAACCTGAATGATATCGCTTGGCCATCATACAAAACAACGGCGCCCCATCCGGTACGAATCCCCAGTAACGCCCCGCCGATCACCGATAGTAGCCTCTTGCCCTCACGCAACGGATTCCCCAGTCCTTTGCCAGCAAGCCCAAGGACTGGGATTGCGCCAATCTCGGCGCGTTAATGACCTGGAGGTCGATGTGAGCAATGATCCAAAACTTATGGACTCCCTCAGAAGTACAGTCCGAAAAGCCGAGCAAGCACTACGAGGGGCTGCGCAGGGGCGACCAGACTTTAACGCTCAGGCCGATGCGATTAATAAGCTAGTGGAGGTAATAACTCAGCTAGATGCTCGCATCGTTGTGCTTGAAGAGCAGCTCAACAACCAGCCCTGATTTTTTCGAGCTTCTCGGCGCTCATGGCAACGGCGCTATCTATGCGCCGAGATAGTTCTTCTGAAGATAATTTCTTCGTCAGTCTTATGAATGCCACCCCCTCGTCCGTCTCATCATTTTCAGCAGCGAATATTTGACTGAATATTTCGCAAACGACTCGCTCACTTAAAATTTTTACCTGTTCAATATCCATAAAACCTCTGCGACCCTGCCGCATCATGTGGTTGATTGTGCATCTTTGTGTCTGAGGATCAGGCGCGAGCGGTCAAGCCACGGCCCGCCGAAAACAATGACCTCAGACGGCCTTCCATACAGGTGATGCAGCAGGAAGGGCCCGGGGCCGAACGTCGCGGCTTCCTCGCCCGGCAATGTCGGATCAGCGCCTAGAAAGATCCCGGCATGGTTTGGGTAAACCGTGCGCCCCACTTCCATCACGATCATGTCGCCGCGCTGCGGCTGATCGACACGGTAGAAGCCGGCAACCTCATAGTTCGCTTCGTACAGACTGGTGTTGTCCTTACTCTCCCACCAGCCATCGGCGCGCTTGAAAGCTTCGAACTCAAGCCCCCACTCGCGCTTGTACCAATCCGCGCAGACCTGCCAACAGTCCCACGCGCCGTGCACGAAAGGCCGCTTCAGTAGCGGCACCTCGCCGGACGGTATGACCGTTCGCAGATCGCCTTCGGGCCAACTCAGGATGTGCCAAGGCATGGCCGTGGCTTCGCACATGGCGAGGTCACGCGGTGAAGGTCTGCTGGTGGCATCTGGATGCGAATGCACCACGCCGATCACTTCGCCAATGTCTTCGGCCGCCGCGTACTGCTCAGGATCGATTCGAAATTCTTCGTTTGGCTCGGTCGAGATGTTGTTGCAGGGGAAGTACTGCTGCTTGCGCCCGATCGCCAGCAGCAATCCGCAGCACTCTTTCGGGTACTCGGCCGCTGCGTGCGCCTGAATCGCGCTCAAGATGTGCTTTCGCATTTATTTTCACCCAACAAAAAGGGCGCCGAAGCGCCCTTTACTAATTTGGAGTTTTCTTTGATATCGGAGGCTTGAGCACATCTGCACCCACAAGTCCTGAGTTCATTCTGTTGCGAATGGTCTTGCGTGTCACTCCAGCAACTACAGCCCAATCGACTAGCGTCTTCTCAACACCATCAATTACCAGCGTGGCGTTGTGCTCTCTCACAGGCTTAGAACTTGCCTCGTCAACGGTTAGACCAGCTTTGAGTCGGTTGTATAGGGTCGACTCCTTCATCCCGGTATCGCGCCAAACTCCAGCGAGATGCTTTATAACACCGTGATGGTTCACCATCGCGTTATTGCGCTTGTGCTCGCCTTGGCCCATCGCGTCGGTCCAGCGACAATTGCCGGGCGCGTAGTCACCGTTCTCGTCAATTCGATCGATACTCTGACCCTTCTGCTTTTCGCCCATCCCAGCGATAAAACCAGCGACTTCCTGCCAGTCTTCACAAACCTGGATTCCGCGGCCTCCGTAATCTGGATAGTCCTTACTAAGCGGGTTGTAGCAGCGGTCCATCATCGCCTTCCACGTACCGTAGGCTGAGTGCCCGTGCAATCCATGGATGGTGTGAGTTTCGATTACGCGCTTTTTATTGTAGCAACCACATGACACCTGTATCCCGCACACAAGCGCGCTTCGCTGGACTACTCGCGATTCTCCGCAATCGCAAATGCATTTCCATAAGCTGGTTTTGTATGGTCTGTCGTTCGGTTGCTTGCTTTCGACTGTGAGGTTGCCAAATCGCAATCCCACTAGGTCTGATGGATATTTTACTTTCACTTCACACCCCTACAGCATGAACCCTAAATGTGGGAGTGGCAGACCGGTTAGGGGCCGGCTTTTCGGGAGCTACCCCAGCCACAAAGGCATTCTACTATGATCTTGCCACGAGACTCACAGCGGGAAATCCACCAAACGGCAGCGGGTTGCCCTCGCCGAAGCGCGGGATGCAGCCCTTACCCAAAGTGGCGTCGCACTGATCCAGTTCGGGGTTATCAGTAACGACACCGTCCTTCGTAAAGTAGGGGCCGGTGTAGCCACAGTTCGGCCCGCGATAGCCACCGGTGAGGCACCAGTGGCACAAAGTCGTAGCCTGTCGGCCGATTGATTCACCGCCAACGTCGCCCGGGCTGGCCAGCTCCCAGCTAACCGTTTCCCCGTCCTCGTTCGTCTTCTGGTCGATGTACCAGACCTCGATCGTTTCTTGGGTAGGGTCAGCTGTCGGGTTGCCGGCGGTGAAGTTCGCCGCATCGAGGTACGTCCCAAGCGTGTGACGCATCGTG